ACAGTTCTGGTTGCTGCGCCGTCTTATGACGGCAAGGTCAATGTCTGGCACGCGACTGCGTTGCTGGAAACTGGCAAGATCGGTCTGGCCAAAGACATCAACGTCGTTGCCGTCTATATGTCCTATGACGCGCTCGTTCAGCGGTCGCGTAACGACATATTCAAGCTGGCCCATGACAGCCAAATCGACGATCTGGTCTTTATTGACTGCGACGTCGATTGGAATCCGCCGGACTTTTTCCGTCTGTTGGAGCATGATGTCGATATCGTCGCCGCCCCTATCGTCAAGAAATCAGACGCCGAACAGTATAGCGTCAAGCTGCTGGGCGACTATGAGGTAAACGACGAAGGGCTTGTCGCGGTCGATGGCTGCGCGACGGGCTTTATGCGAATCAGTCGCCGGGCGATTGAGATGCTGTGGAATGACGCTCCTGAATATCAGGAACGGCATAAAGACCAGCCATCCCGGATGGTCTTCGATGTTCAGATTATTGATGGCGAACTTATTTCTGAGGATATCGTCCTTTGCAATAAGTGGACAGCATTAGGCGGAACTGTTTATATCGATCCTTCGATTAATTGCGGGCATTCCGGCGAAAAGCGCTGGATGAGCAATTTCTCGAATTGGATAGAATGGATGGGAAGGGAACATGGAAAAAGTGTCCATTGAATTGCCCGTGCAGGCATGGGGCGTCATTATGCAGCGTCTCGCCAAATTTCCTTTTGAGGAAGTGGCGGATCTGATTGCGGAGATCAAGCGTCAGGGCGACGCCAATCTGGCGGCTCTGCAGGCGAATCCGCCGGATTTGGACGAAGAGTAACCATATGACTTTATCAGCGCCGTGAGTTATAATCTCACGGCGTTTGATCTTATGAGGGAAGCATGGCTACCAGCGGGGAATATAGCCTTTATATTTGGCCTAGTGTTCAAATTTAAGGATCTTCAAAATGAGCACTAGCAATACTTATAATTTTAATCCCTCTTTAGGTGAAGTCACCCTCTACGCCTATCAGCTGATAGGTCTGCGCCCGACCAGCCTCGTTCAAGAGCATTTCGACGCCGCCCGTATGGCGACGAACATGATGTTCACCCGCTGGAGCAATCAGGGCGTCAATCTTTGGGAAGTTAAGTTCGTCACGATCCCGCTCGTTCAAGGCACGTCGTCATATACTGTCCCGGCCAATGCCGTCGTTATGCTGGACGCATTCGTCACGACCGGAACGGCTCCCAACGCGATTGACCGGATTATTCTTCCAATCAGCCGCACGGAATATATGTCCTACCCGAACAAGGCCCAGCAGGGCTTCCCGACGACGTTCTGGTTCGACCGCACTTTGACGCCGACCTTTACGCTTTGGCCTGCCCCGGATGGCTCGCAAGTCTCCCTGACATATGCCTATGTCTCCCGCATTCAGGACGCCAATCTGAGCGGCACGCAGGAAATGGACATGCCGCCGATATGGCTTGAGGCGATGGTCTATGGCTTGGCTTTCCGGCTTTCGCAGATCTGGGCGCCTGAGAAAGCGGCGATCATGAAGCCGATGGCGGATGAATCTTACGATATTGCCGCGGCTCAGAACATTGAGACGGCCCAGCAATATATTTCGCCTCAAATTAGCGGCTACTTCCGATGAGGCCGCACGGTCGCGCCAGAGTAAGTTCGAGAAACCCGAACGCCTTCGGCATATGCGACAGGTGTGGGTTTCTCTACAATCACAACAGACTGACTTGGCAGTTTGATTGGGCTGGCGCCGGCTTGATCAACAAGCGCATTCTGGTTTGCGATACCTGCACAGATACCCCGCAGCAGCAGCTGCGCGCGATTATCTTGCCGGCAGATCCGACGCCTATCCTCAACCCTCGCGTGCAGGATTATGTGTCGGCTTCGACCGATTACCGCACAACGCAGGGCAATACGGTAAACGCTCAGACCGGCATCCCGGTCATCGGCGGAGATACCCGCCAGACAAATCCGACGGCGCTTCCGATTTTCCAATATGGCTTCCTGATGCTTGAACTTCAGGTCGGCTTTATTGCGCAAGAAGGTGCAATGAGTTCTTTTGGTATTCTGCTTGAAGAAGCGTCTGGAAGACTTCCTCTTGCAACCTATCTGCGCGTTACGCAACAGACTGGCGAGCCGGAAAATGGGATCAATCCTGCTCCCGGCACTGATTTCAATGCTCCGGGCAATGACGATCCGGGTCTACCGTATGAGAACGTCGTTGTCCCTGTAACCGGCGAGGATGATACATAATGGCCGTCGTTCAGATACCTAACTTACCTGTGGCGACAGCACTTACAGGCGCCGAAGAACTGGAAATTGTTCAGGCGGGCGAAAGCAAGCGCACAACGTCTCAGGCTATCGCCAATCTGGCGCCGGATATGACGTTTCCGGGCTATTGGGCTTCATATTATAGCACTGTGAGCCAGACCAATCCTGTTGGCGGCGCGGTCAATAAGGTGACGTTCAATAATTCGACTGGCAATTACGGCATATCTGTCGCGTCAAACACGCAGATCACCGTATCGAACGCCGGCGTTTATAGCATCTATTTTACCGCGGAAGTCGATAAGAACGACGGCGGCGCAGATCAGGTCGATTTTTGGCTAATGAAGAACAATTCGAACCTGACGGCAACAAATCGTCGTGCGACGCTTTCCGCTGCAGGAGAAAAAACGCCTGTTTCGGTGAGTTATATACAGTCTCTGAACGCTGGCGATTACCTCGAAATCGCGTGGTCTTCAGCAGATATCGATCTGCTGCTTTATGCGGAAGCCGCTGCTGGTTCCCTGCCGGCTACGCCTTCAATCCTGATGAATATCCAGCTTGTAAGGGAACTGTAAAATGGATCACCAGACGATTTATAACGTCCTGATTGGCCTTATCAGCGCGATGCTTGGCTGGTGGCTAAACAACGTCTGGATGTCGATCAACGAACTTCGCCGTATAGACAAAGAACTGGCCGATAAGGTCGCGTCTATTGAGGTTCTCGTTGCTGGAGAGTATGTGACCAGAGACGAGTTTAACAACGTCATGAGCCAAGTATTTAGCAAGTTGGACAGGATCATGGACGCCGTTAGCAAGAAGGCCGACCGATGAATATGGATTATTTCTTTGACCGTATTCGTCGGGCCGTATTTGGCGGCAAGCTGACGCAAAAGCAGGTCGACGGCATCAACAAAATCATCGCATATCGCGATAGCAATTGGCCGAAGATGTCGGATGACGAACTGGCTTATCTGCTGGCGACAGTTACGCATGAAACGGCCTTCACCATGCAGCCGATTAAAGAGATGGGAAGTCCGGCTTATTTTGCTACGAAGCGCTATGCCCCTGACTGGATCGGCCGCGGATTGATTCAGATAACTTGGAAATACAACTACGTTAAATTCGGCATCCAAAACAATCCTGCAGCGGCTCTAACGTGGCCTGTGGCGCTTGATATTGCGTATCGCGGCATGATTTTTGGGATGTTCACGGGCAAGAAGCTGGCTGATTACATCAAGCCGGGGAAGACGCCTGACTATGTCGGCGCTCGCCGCATCATCAACGGAACGGATCGGGCGAAGCTGATTGCTGGCTATGCTCTTTCCTACCAAGACGCATTGAAACAATCAAAGCAGGGGCAAAAAGCATGAAAAATCTCTTCGTAAATTGGAAAACCACCGTCTCCGGCCTCATCCCGCTGGCGGCTTATGCGCTCAATTACGCCGGCCTTTGGCCGTCTGTGATCCCGCTGCCGCCGTTTGATCAGGTTTGGCCTTTTGTCCTTGCCATCGTTGGCATTGGCGGCACGGCCAAAGACAGCAACGTCACCGGCGGGACGACCCACCAGTGATAGCCTATGTTATCGCCGGGATTATCGGCGCCGTCCTGTATTCTTTAGGCGCTTTGGCGCTCAAGATGATCAAGGAAGGCGGCGCGGCGGAAGAAAAGGCGAAAGAGGCGGGTAAAGCCGCCTCTATTTCTAAGGATCAGGCGGAAATAATCGCCCAGCCGAAGACGACCGATGAGACGATTGCTGATCTCGACAATAATCGCTTTTAGCGTTTCGGCATGTCAATCGACGAGCGGAGGCGGCTGTCCTCCGCTTATCAATTACAGCGCTGCGCAGCAAAAACAGGCCGCTAATGAACTTCGCAAAATGCATAGCGAGGCTCAGGTCGCCAAGATGATCACAGACTACGGGAAGCTTAGGGCGGCCTGTCGGGTCGGAAGGTAGTAACCGCCCCGAAAAGTATGGTAATATACCGCTGAAATACGGGGTTTTCGATGACTACGGGCCTAAGCTACGACGGATCTATTTCTGGGACGACCAGCTATATCACCCAGATCTCCACAATGGCCGTTGTCGAGCCGACAAATAGTGATTTTCTGAACATTCTTCCTCAGATGATCACCTATGCCGAAAATCGGATCTATCGCGATCTCGACTTTGTCTTCACATCCGTATCAAACACCAGTTTCTCCCTTCCTGTAGGGACAAGATCAATAACCGTCCCTGCAGGGACGAATTTTGCTGCCGGCGCCCCATACGGCGGCGGCGTTCTTGTCGTTCCTGAGCAGATCAATTTGCTTACGCCGGCCGGATCCACAAACCCGGATAACGCCATTCGCGTCCCTTTGATGCCCGTCACGAAGGAATTTCTGGATGCGGTATTTGGCGCTTCTTCTAGTGTAAGCCAGCCGAAGTATTTCGCTGTCTTTGACGACTATACCTTCCTTGTCGGCCCCTATTCTGACGCAACTTATACGGTCGAGATCGTAGGCACGTTCCGTCCGGTTAGCATGTCGTCGAGCAATAAGACGACGTTTATTAGCTTGTATTTGCCGGATCTGTTTATCATGGCGAGCATGATCTATATCGCCGCCTATCAGCGCAACTTCTCCAGCGCTGCTGGCAATGACCCGCAAATGCCGGTCACATATGAAACGCAGTATCAGACGCTTCTGCGCGGCGCTATGTCCGAAGAAAATCGCAAGAAGTTCGAAGCTGCAGGCTGGACGTCACAGTCTGCTTCCGCCACATCGACGCCGTCGAGAGGGTGATAAATGCCGCATTCGACGCTTAAACTCCTTCCCGGCGTTGATGAGAACAGGACGATTGCCCTCAACGAAGCGGCGATTTCTTATTCTCAGCTTGTGCGTTTTGTCCCTGACAAACAGGGGCTGGGTCTCGTTCAGAAGCTTGGCGGCTGGACGCGATACTTCTCTTCCAATGTTGGATCTATTGTCCGCGCCCTCTGGGCTTGGCAGGACACAAATAACGTCGACTATCTCGCGCTTGGCGCGCAGTCCCGTTCGTCGTCGATAACTTCCGCGACGAGATCTGGGTCTACGGTCACAATCGTTTACAGCGGCTCGAACAGTTACGCCGTCGGCGATACAATTGTTACGACCGGCCTGAGCAATAGCGCGCTTAATGGCACATTTACTGTTACTACATCTTCTCCGGGGCAAATAACCTTTACTACCTCCAGTTCGGGCGTCATCGGAAATAGCGCCCCCGGAACGATATACGCCGGCGATGGTCTTTCGGTCATTGAAGGCGCTTCTCGCGCAATTATCACGCCGCGGTCGCAGCTTTCCAATGTTGGCGTTCTTGCAGATACGCAGCTGGGTAGCCCGTTTGTAACCCTAACGGCTATTGGCTCAAACATTGATAGCTACGACACCGTGTATATTGAGACCCCGATTAGCGTCGGCGGCCTTGCCCTGTTAGGGCTGTATGAATGTA